CATTGTAGAAACGTTCTGGAGTGCTTTCACCTAAGATACTAAATGCAGGAGCTTCAGTAACATTAATGTTCTTGTCGCTATCAGCGAAGATTGAGGGTCTAAATATTTGCCCATGACCAGATTTATTGTATAAATCAAGCAGCACTCGCTTAAGTGTCTTTTCCGCTGCGTTAGCTCCTGGACTAGACATTGTTTCAAGACGCAAGCCGAATTCGCCAAGAATAGAAACGAAGCATTGTGAAGCCTTGTTGAGATGTTTAACAAGAGCTTGGCCAGATGCTATTTCAGACGGACCTATAAATGTTGTAGATGTCGGAACTTGCGAGCGAATTGAATTCATTAAGCGATCAATACCAGATGCAGCAGCTTCTTTGCCAACACCTGTCATACCTAATAAAAGGACATACTGATTTAAACCTGTTCCGCTGATATTATATGCGCGCCCACATATACCAGCCATCAAACCGATAGCAGCAGCTAGTGCGACTTCCGGGACGGGTCTAGGTGCAGCAGCATAGATGAATTGAGCTATTTCGCCTAATAATCCTGGAGGCAACGTAATTGTATTGGTGGTAGTGACAGGACTTGAACCTGTAACCGAACCGTTATGAGCGGTTGGCTCTACCGATTGAGCTACACTACCATCATCTAACGGAAGTTTAAGTTGATCGCGTTCAGCAATTCTTTTATCTAATTCTATTTTAAAACCATCAAAGTCAATAGGAGGCAATAACCTATCGAATGATTTATTAATCATCCATGTTATATAATCTTGACGTTTAGCCTTGTCTCTCCTGCCAAGCTGTGAGCTTCTAAAAATTCTCGTAATTTGGTTCTTGTTTTGAGTGTAAAAGGCGACAATATCAATAAATGCGAAGTCTGCTTCGGATTGAGAAGGATACAAAGCTTGCCAGTCACCAGAATATAATTGTTTGAACTTATCCCCATTGCTCGCATTTGTTGCTTGTTCAATGATTTGTTTGTCATTAAATTTTTCTTTGTCATCGCCTTTATAAATGTGAGTGGCTACTGTACCACTCCCCATCTGCTCCCATAATTGAATAAGTTTATCCTGACAGTCTTTAATAGGCTTATTGTTATAAATATTTCCAGTGAATGTAGCGTATCGTACAGATGAATAAATTTCAATGAAATTCCGCCGTCTACCTGTAGGCACAAATCCTTTAACAATAATATGTAATCCGCGACCTGAAGGAGATATTTCGGACCAACTATCAAACTCACGATAGATTTTTATTTGTCTATCATAAGCTGCTTGATCCCCGTCGGTATCGTCCAGGTCAATAAAGCTAAAAGGATCATTATCAGAAAATACAAAACCAATGCCGTTATAAGAAGAAGATTTAGAAACAGCTTCATCGAATGAAGTCCAAGTCGAAGGATCGGTTACGCTTGCTGTAGTTCCTGTACGCGCATTGTAAGGAATTTTAGTAGGCTTCTTAGCTCCAATATCTTCATACCCCCAAACAATCCATTGATTGAGTAGGCGCAATTCTTCTGGAATGTCAGAATATGACAAGCGAAAGCTCTTTAAAGGTCTTGTAAATTATTATCTAAGGCTTCTAATGCCATTCTAATAACTTCAGCAATAGAAACTCTTTTCTTTTGTTTTAATTGAATAAGAGCTTGTAATTTAGCGACTAAAGAAATATCTACACTAATTGAAAGTCTCGTAGAAGGTGCCATTTTATTATTGCCTGTTTAAATAGGGTGCCGGTCTTTCCCGGCTGTCAGCCTTCTTCTGTTGTCAGCGCTGGCGTTGGCGCCGCTGGCCAGTATACTCTTTTAAGGGTACGTCTACCCTTTGATACAGGCTTAGCATAAAAAATTTTGGTGTCAATGCACCATTGGTGTTGACTTCTGCTTTGATGGGGATTAGGATTTTGCACATGAACCTAATAAGATGTTTAAGATGTAATAATAATTTTGAAAGCTATACGTTTAGTGGAATTATGATTAGTTTATGCAAGGAATGTAGATATATGGAAGAAGATAATAAAGTTGCTCGAATAGTTCCAACGCTTTCAGATGCAGATTATGCGCGAGATTTAAAAGAAAGAGCTATTGAAGCCTGGAAGCCATTGCTTGCCCTAATGCAAGAAGCTAATGCAAAAGGTTTTCGTATCATCGTTAATGCTGGCATGAACGAACTTGGCCAAGCATTTATTCATAATTTTGAAATTCAAAAGATTTATAAATGAATTTATCTATTGAAATGTGTATGATATTTGGTAAAAGCTTTCGATTTGGTAATTTAGGCTATCCTAATCCTGTTGTTGCTATATGTTACGACGGTTCGTTAATATTATATGATGATAAAACAGAGAGTTTACTTTGTATTAATTCACCTGCTGAAGAAATTGTTAGAGATAGTATGATTAGAAATAGAAAATGAATAAGCATAAACACAAAATAGAATTGCTTGAAAAAATTATTGAGAAAAAGCATCAAGCCTCCGAGCATATTCCATTTCAAGACTATAAAGTCTTTTACGAAATGCTTCAAGATTATAAGTTAAAAGATACTGAAGCTACAGGAGAGTAACTAATCAAATGAATTGGTCTAATCAATGGTCCGCTTCATCATCTAATCCTTGGGACGCCTTGTCTCAAGATAATTTACTTGTTATGCATCTGGATATTAAAACTAAACTTGACAAGCTCAAAGAAGAAGAAATGGAGCTACGTAAGTATATTGTTAATCGTGCATTTCCTGAAAAGAAAGAAGGTACAAATACTCAAGAGCTTGGCAACGGATATCAGCTTAAAGCAGGTATCAAATTTAATTATAATCTCGCTGATAATGAAACTGTTGAAAAAACACTTGACGCTATTGCTAAGATAGGCAATGAAGGTTCGTTTATTGCCGAACGTCTTGTAAGCTGGACGCCTAATTTTCTTCTTACCGAATATCGTAAGCTTCAGGAAGAAGCTCCTATATCAGCTACAGCTAAAGCTATTCTTGATGAATGTAATAAAATGCTTATCATTAAGGATGCTGCTCCTAGTTTAGAAATTAAAGAGCCGAAGGCGAAAAAGAAATGAGTGAAAATACTTATCATATATCTGGTGATGGTACAGGTCTTACTTATGGAGTTTATAAAGGCGATATTACAAAAAGCATGTTAATTAAATCTGGATTTAAATCTTTCAAAGAATGTCAAAAATTTATTGAAGAAGAATTAAAGAAAAAGAAATAATATGGATCAACGTTCCCTACGTCCAGCTAGAGATTTTGCAATTAATTTCGGAGTTAAATCCGTTGTCTATGGTCCAGCAGGATCAGGTAAGACACCAATAATTAATACTGCTCCTAGACCTGTATTGCTCGCTTGCGAACCTGGATTGCTTTCTATGCGCAATTCGAATGTACCCACATGGCAAGCTCATACAGCAGAAACCGTCGATGAATTCTTTAAATGGTTTTTCAATAGCGAAGAAACTAAAAATTATGATACACTCGCTATTGACAGCACTAGCCATATGGCGGAAATATATTTAGAGAAAGCAAAAAGAACTAACAAACATGGCTTAGCCGCTTATGGTGAAATGGCTGAAAATACGCTTAAGCATCTTAATACTCTTTACTACACTCGATATAAGCATACATATTTGATAGCTAAGCTCGAAATAATCAATGAGAATGGATTAACAATTAAGCGTCCTTATTACCCTGGAAAACAATTACCTGTAGAGCTACCCCACAAGTATGACCAGATATTGTATCTTGACATTCAAAATGTTCCAGGTGTAGGACAAGTAAAGGCGTTTCGCTGTCAAGGCTCGATTGATGTACTAGCAAGAGATAGAACCGGTCAATTAGCTGAATTTGAAGAACCACATTTTGGCAAACTAGTAACAAAGGCAATGCGATGAACGATACATCATGGAGTAATTTTGCTTCTCAAGGTCAAGCGTTAAAGCAAGAACAGCCTGAGCAATCGCTTGAAGATAAATTTAATAATGAACAGATTAAAAAAGAACACGCGGTACAAATTGAAGTATATAATAATACTAAATTTGAACGCGAGCGAAATAAAGAAAAGCGTCAACAGATTAAGCTAGCTTGTCTTGAAGCGGCTTTGCGGCATACTAGCAAGCACGAAGATGTTAAATCAGTAGATGTTGTAGAAGCAGCAAAAGAATTTTATGAATTTGTGAGACGTTAATTGGCCAGATACAAGAACAGAATAGC